CAGGGGCTGATGTACGGTGTCGGGGCGCTCGGTGCTGACCTTGTTGGGGCAAACGATACGAGAGACAGTTTAATACAGGGGTACAAGCGCAACATAGAAGAGTCGCAGAAAAACGGTGTGAGGGTAAACGATATTGCCGATATTCACTCATTGGGTGACTTCTCGGACTGGTTCGCGTCATCACTTGGGCAAATAACCCCGTCAATGGCAAGTATGATAGCGACGGGCGGCGTGGCCGGCGCTCTAACGCAGGTTGTTGGGCGAAAGGCTGCAGAATCTTTTGCAAAAAAAGCAGTTGAGAAAGGGCTGAATGAGCGCGGCCAGAAGATACTTATGCGTAAAATGGCGCGAAAGATAAAGAGTAGAGTACAAAAAGCGCAACAGGTTGGAGCTTTTGCTGGCGCCGCTGGTATGGAAACCGGCGAGATATTCGGAGACTCGGCGGCGAAAGGGCATACTGGCTTAAAGGCTGATGTGGAAAGCTTGGTTGGCGGTGCTATAGCCGGGGTGCTTGACGCGCTTCCGGTGATCCAGGTTGCGAAACGATTTGGTTTTGCCGGCAAGCTGGAAGGTGAGATAGGCAAGTTCCTCGAAAAAGGCGGCCTGCTAAAGCGGGTCGGAAAAGGTGCTGCTGTAACGTCTGTGTTTGAAGGTAGCACAGAAGCGCTGCAAACTGCTATTGAGGAAGCTACAAAGTCGTTTATTGCCAACAACGACTTGAGCGGGCTCCCTGATGATCTTGGCCACCAGATGTTAAACGCAGCAGCAGTTGGCGCTACTGCTGGCGTTTTTGGTGGGGTAGCAGGAACACGGACGCCGAAAGAACAGCGAAATGAGAAAGACAATCAGAGTAATGACACACATCCAGCAGAACCAAACCAAGCCGACGCAGAGCTGCTAAATCAGTTCAATAACGCGCAGGACGACACACAAGCGCCGAACCAGGCCGATATACAAGGCCGCACAAACGAAGCTCCAGAATCACCGGAAGTAATACAAGCACAGGCAGATGCGTTCATAGCGGGCAATAAAAACGCAGTTGCATTTTTGGATGAATCTCAGATACCTGAATCATTACAGGGCCAGCATATTTACCAGTTACCTAACAACAACGGTTTGCTGGTATATCGCGGCGATTTGAACCTTGACAAGCAGACCTTGAATGGTGAACCGCTATTGAATGATGCCGGCGGCATCAACGGGAAGATTCTAGGATATGGCACGGAGAAGAAGCCTGAGAATACCACCAGTGTAGTAGTATCAAGGGATGCGCAAGGAAGAATAGTATCGGAGCAAGCTACAGACGAAACAGACCTTGAACAGCATGCGGCCATTATTGCGGCAGGCAAGAAGATTGCTGGAAAAGGCGGATCAGTTGAGCTACAATCGATAGAGCAAGTGTTAGCCAATCGTGCCGGTGACAGCAGGCCGGCTGGCCCTGATGGCACTAACACTGGTACCGATGGCAGCGAGCCTTCTTCTGATAGTGGCGCGGCTGCACCCGAAGTGGGTATGGGCGCAAATCCCCCCATTGCGAATAAAATCGACAATAGCATCAGTGCTGATGCCTCTTCTCCGGTTGGGGCTGATCCTCTTTCTAATACCGATGGTTCTGTGTCCGTAGCGAACAAAGGCGTGCCGAAGGGCTCCAGCCCCGACACCAATTCGCTTCGCAATATCATCAGTCAGGATGCCTTCAAGAGACATGGTTATAGCGGCCTCGATGTCAAAGGCAAGGGGGTTGTGCTCTCTACTATGCTCAGATTGGCTCATGACCCGAAGGTTCTCGATTCTATTATCGAGCTTATCCCCGTTGATGTGGTGAACATGCTCGCGGCTAAGAAGCTTACGCCCAAGATGGTTTTCCACAACAAGGCGATGCTCGGAGATTTTCTTTCCGTCGCTGGCAAAGTAGCGATACCCGCCATCAAGGCTGCCAGTAGCATGAAACCTGTCGCTACAGCGCATAGAGCAAAAGATAAGACCGGAGAGGTTCCTTCTAGTCTCGCTCGGCCTACAAGTAATGTCCCCACGGCAAAAATCACAGGGGACGGTAACAGCACGCCTGCGCGAAACACTTCGGCAGTGGGTGGAACAATAGAACAACCCACTCTTGCAGCGAGCGACTCTTCCAGGAGACCTGTTGATACTTTCCCCGCAGGTACTACAGTTGACGATAGGCATAAGGAATCCTCCAACGATTCTGAAATGTCAGGTAGCGGGGAAGGTGTCACTTCTTCGCTACCGATTAAAAACAATACACTCGGAACGGCTAAGGCGCAAGGTCGTGCCAGAAACGCACAAGAAACACATCCGGATACATTAACAACAACCCCTACTGACTCCGAAGGCTACGCGCTAACCAGGACCGGCAAGCGCCGGAAGTTTGTAACGATCAAGGTAAAGGATCGCGCTCAGTTTGAGGCCGACAGCGATGGCTTTGCAAGGCTAAAAACGAAGGCAGAAGACGCTGCGGCCACGAAGAAAGAAAAAGCAGCAGCAACAAGAAGCCAGAAAGCCACAGAGAGGGCGAGAAAGCGCCTGACACCGAACGCAGACCGAGACTCATTGCCGGTATTCCTTGCCAAGCATGGCGGAATACAGGACACAGAGCGGCATGCTTTAAGGAAAACACTGGAGGGCATTGATACGCCGGTAGGTATTCCGAACCTGATCCAGAAAGGCGGCATGACCCTTGCCAAAGCGCATGAAAAAGCAGCAGAGGCAGGCTACCCGGTAGGAGAGGCTGACACATCGCTTATCGATGCCTTGGCTGGTGACCCGGTTTACACGAACGCCGGGCATGATCATATAGCAGAAGTGGAGCAGCAAGAGGCGGCGGCCAAACTTGATGCAGAGAACGCCATTGCTATTGAAGAGCTTGGCGGGCAAGTATATATTGCAAGTGTTGTTTCCGAACAGGATCAGCGCGATAAAGAAATTGCTGATACCATGATAGACGACGGGTATGTGTTTATTGATGGCGATGTTATACCGGCAGATGCCGCAACACTGGATGACTATTTAGCTGAGGATAAAGCCAATGAAACCGCTAATCAAAATAAAGCCCAAGAAAGGTCACAAAATGACGGACGAGCAAGCCAAGGCGCTGGCCGACAGAATGGGCAAAACGACAATCCTGAAGGACGGAACGATTTACAGGGGCAAGAAACCCTCAGTTTAACACCACAAGACACCAAGACTGCAAAGGCCGGTAAAAAGGCGACTCCGCAAGACAATCTCTTCAAACTCGAAAAGCCACAGGTGCCAGATACCGCTATTGATGGCGGTGATACATCCATTGAACCAGGCAGCCTGCTGGACAAAGCCGGACGCGATTCGGCTAAGAAGCAAACGAACATTCCTGCAACAGAGTCAGTAAAAAACCAATCCAGCAAAGACATTACACCGCCAGACGGATGGGAAACCAGCATAATCAAGATGCGGATGTATGCAAAACGACTCATGGACGCAGGCAAGCTTCAGGACAGTAAGGAGTTGAAAGCAGCATGGACCGATAAGAGCGTACTAAAAGGTATGATCGAGGCAGCCACAAACGGAAAACAGGCTACCAAGGGCATTAGATTAACAGATACATCAGCAGTCAAAGGCCGTGGTGCGCATGGTAAGTTTGTGGTTAATGGCGAAGGGTTTGTTGTTCATTTAGATGGCGGAAGTCCTTATGAAGCAACCCCCAGTGCTGCGATGCAGGCGGTTGCCAATGATAACAGGTTCCGAGCCGTTTCAGTGGTCGATGAATATTATAGTAAGCCAGCATATCGGGCACAGTTAAAAGATTACGCCAGAGCAGACCGAAAGGCGCAGAAAGCAAAGCAAGCAAGCGAGCAAGAGCAACTTAGTAAGGAGTTTGCAGATTTCAACTCAAGCGAAGCCGCGCCCAGGCAGGCAGATAAGGGTGCCGGAGCCGCCGTTGAATCGGTAGGTACAAGGCTGGCTGGCTCAAAGCGCGAGAAGTATCAGCGCCTTTCAGAGTCAGTGCCAGACGATCAGATCGCCGCAGCACCATTAAGCAAGTCATGGCCAAAACAGGACATATCCAAGATTGATGATAACTTTGTCGCAGCCTTTGTGAAGGCGGCAAGAGAGGAGGTTCCAGCCAAGCCGCGACTGAAGCATAAGGTCGAAAGGTGGGCTGAAAAGGTTAAATTGCTACGCCAATTTACTGATAACCTTGCAAATGGTGATATCACCAAGGATGTTCTCATAAAAGCATTGGAGAGCAGACATTCCCTTGCAGGATTCATAATGAAAGTGCGCATTATGGAGCGCGTGGACAGGTCACTGTGGGATAAGTTTGGCAGAGTGCTTGACTACAGGGGCGCACACACCTACGACGAAGATGGAAACAAGATCAAGCGCCCCGGTATTATCGTGAACGGAAAGACATACCGCATAACTGATACATGGGAAGAAGTTATCCCCGCAATTCGCGCTGACCTTGAGAAAAAATCTGACATCAAGTCAGGAAATAAAATGCAGTTCGAGGTTCGCGGGACAAAAGCTACTGGGTACAGCATAAACAAGAAGGGCGACAAGGAATATCGCCAACTTACAGGGGCGTTCAAGACACCCAAAGATGCTTTTGCTGAAATAAAGAGCAACCATGATGGGCTTGTCCAGGCATGGGAAGACGTGAAAGCACGCGACAACGTGGGCAAGCGCGACGTTCGCAGAAAGGATAATCGACCAAGGACGGGCAAGAACTGGCGTGAAGGCAAAGACATAAGCGAGTCTGACTTCAAGAATACGTTTGGGTTCTCAGGCGTTGATTTCGGTAATTATGTTAAACAGGGAACTGGCAAGGGTGGTCGTCAGACTGCATTGAATGAAGCGTATGATGCGCTTATGGACTTGGCAGAAATAACAGGGGTTCCACCGGAGGCATTATCACTCAATGGGGAGCTGGGCCTTGCGTTTGGGGCCAGAGGCTCCGGACTGGCATCAGCACATTTTGAACCTGCTCTTTCAGACATTAAGGTATCAGGCAAAGGACAGCACAATTTCATCATCAACCTGACAAAGACACGCGGCAGCGGCTCCCTTGCGCATGAGTGGTTCCATGCTCTTGATAATTATTTCATGCGGATTCGCGGCACGAACTGGAAGGGCAGCAAGGCAAATCGCGGTCTGTACGTCACTTATGAGCCGGAAGCGATGATGATCAAGAAAAACAGTCGCGGCATGATTATTGACAAACTTACTCCTGCCAAATTGCGAGAGCAGCAAAAGAAGTTCCCTGAGCATGAACACTACCGGGGCGGATGGGAATTAGACCCAGACCATAATCAGGCAATCAGGCCGGAGGTTGAACAGGCATTTGCTGCGTTAGTGAACGCTCTTGAAAAATCGCCAATGTTCAAACGGTCGCTGGCCATTGATAAGAGTGTCACTGACGGATACTGGTCGCGTATCATCGAGCGTGCAGCAAGGTCGTTTGAAAATTACGTCATTAGCGAAATGCACAACCGGGGGTTTGATAACGATTACCTTGCAAACGTATTAAGTTCAGAGGAGTGGTCAAAGAATCCTGAGCGTTACCCATACTTGAGGCCGGATGAATTAAAGCCAGTGGCAGATGCGTTCCGCAATCTGTTCACCACCCTCAAGACAAAGAAAACCGACAAAGGTACTGCGCTTTATTCCAAAGGAAAGAGTCCAGATACATTGATGGAGCTTACAGGAGAGGAGGTAGTAACGACCGATGGCGATACAATCAAACAGGCCAGAGAATATTACAGGAAACACTTGCAGGGCAGAAAAATAGAATCAAAGGCGGGTGATGTAGAGTTCACTCGCATTGGATCAAACAAGCTACGTGGTGGCGTATTCAAAGATGAAATGAGGGCCAAGCTGATCCCTGCAATAAAAACGATAATCCAGACCGGCACTTATGAGGGCAGGGAGAGTCTTCATAAGGCGAGAAAGGACAACGCTATTGCGTTCCATAAATTCAGAGGCATCGTGAAAGTTGGTAATGATTTTGTTGAAGCAAGAATCGACGTCATGGAAGGCCCAAACAAGAAACTGTTTTATTCTATTGAGGATATACAAAAAGAAATCGCCAGCTTTAAGGCCCTGCGGTCAACGCAAGTAGCTGGCGACTTGAAACGAAGCGTAACACAGCCAGGCTTAAATATCAATATTCTGTCCGTAAACGGGAGAAACGGACTTTCTCGCGCCGAAGCAGAAACAAAACTACGCAGCGACCGCCGCCTTTCAAAACTCATCGACTCAGGAAAGCTGAAGGTTGTCGCGTCAGAATACGGGATACCTACCGGCGCCGGCGTGTACTCAATCGGAGGAGACATTAAGGGCGCTTACCTGAAGGGTAAGGCTTACATTGTCGCAGGAGGCAATACTGAGGACACCGTTACATCCGTAGCCTGGCATGAGATAACCCACGCAGCCATGGATCAGGCCGGTGAATCTTTCATGACAAAAGGGCAGCAGGCTAAACTCAGAAAACAGCTTTCAATGATTTATAAAATGGCGGGAAAAGGAACCGGCAAAGCGAACAGGTTTTTCTCTGGAGCATACGACGCGATTCCGTCGGACACACCAAGCAGCGCGCAGATAGATGAGCTGGCCGGCTATACAGTAGAGAAATACGTGAAAGAGCCACAAGCAGTGCCACAAGCGGTAGCCCGGTGGGTGAAAGACTTTATCGCCGCAATCAAGGCGGCAATATTCAAACACACAGGCGTTTTACTTGGTAAACTGAAGCCGCAGGACCTGCTTGCTATCGCAAAGGCTTATGCCTCATTTAGCGAAACAGAAAGAGGCAGAAAAAGCAACACTGAGGTTGACAACGCCGGTGGTTTGGTGTATAGCTATGCAAATGCAATATCCGAAACCAAAACCGCAAAAACCGCTGGAGACGACAACGCCGAGGCCGGAGTACCGGGTGCAAAAGAACCATCACCACAACTTGACCTGTTCACACCAAAAGGCGCAGAAACAAAAGCAAAAAGTGGATACATCAAGCGCGTTGGATTGCGACCATCGGGAGAGTTAGCAACAGGTATAACAACGGTAAACACACCGGCAGACGCCGCCCATGTTACCGCATCGTTACGAAAGGAGCCGCAGGAAAACCTTGTTGCGGTTGTTCTGGATGGTAAAAACAAGGTGATTGGCGTGCTGCGGCATTCCGTGGGCAAGCGGTCTTCGTCGCAGGTTGATATGCCGGTTTTTGCAGGCGCAATTGCATCCATGCCGGGCGCAAGGAGCTACTACATATCCCACAACCACCCAGGGAGTAGTGAGCAACTATCTGAAAGCGATATTGACATCGCAGAACGAGTAGGCAGCTTGACAGAGGCGGCGGGCATAAAGAATAACGGCATTATCGCAGTCACCCCGTCCGGAAAATATGCATTCGGCACATCCCTCGTAGCCAGCGACACAATTCCAACAGCAAACAGAAAATTCAAAGTTAAGGAGATGGCGAGGCGATTCAGAAACACAGCGGCCAACAAAAAGCTCAACACCAACGAGGCCGAGAGGGTGGCGAAGCGGGCTGGCGCAACAGGGGTAATACTTGCTGATTCGCAGTATCACTATGTCGGATTTCTGCCGTTGACGAGTAAGGAAATGAAGGCGCTACGGCATGATGGCAAGCTATCCCGTCCGGAAGACGCCCCTGCGCACAGGCTGTTGCGCGCAGTCCATGAGACAAACGCTGGCTATATGGTCCCCGTGTTTGACGGGGAGACACAAGCCAATGAGGCGGCGGCGTTAAAGAATATGGTCACTTTCGGTGATAAGGCAGACGTGCGAGTGCTTGACTCTGTATCCGACGGTAAATCATCGCTCGCTAAAGGTGCCTCACTACCCGTACCTGGATCTGTTTTTTACAGCAAGGGGAGCCAAGACAGCAACGCCGACCTGGCAAGCCTGAAAAGCAAGCTCGGCGTCAAGAAAACACCCATGCTTGATAAAATCAAGTCATACATCCCCGGCCTTGGGGCAAGATTTATTCAGTCGAATGCAGATCAATTTTATGCCCTGAAGCTGGTTGATCAGGAGCTGGGGCTAATTTCCGGCAAAGGTGAAGTGAAAAACTTCGACGATGCAGCCTATGTTGCGGCCAGAATGAGTACGTCAGCCGACGCACAGCTTATGGTTGCGCTTGAGCGTGGACACTTGGTATGGAAGGAAACAGAGGGCGGTGGGCTTGTCGCCGCATTCGATGATAAATCAAAAGGGTTGCTCGAAATCCTGCAGCCGGTTGCAGACAGGCTTGAAGACTGGGAGTCATACATGGTCGCCAAGAGGGCGGCGCGATTGTTTATTGAAGGCCGTGAAAACCTGCTGACCAAAGAAGAGATTCAGGCCGGACTGAAGCTTGGCATGGACAACCCTGAATTCGGAAAGGTGGCCAGCGAATGGGCCACCTTCAACAAGGCGCATCTTGATTTCGCGGAACAGGCTGGACTGATAGACCCTGAAGGTCGCAAATTATGGGAGAATGCAGACTACATTCCGTTCAATCGCATTATCGAAGAGCGTGATTCGATAGCAGGCCCGCGTGGAAAGAAGGGGCTCGCAAATCAGTCAAGTGGAATCCGTAAGCTGTCTGGCGGAACATCGAACATTAACGACGTGCTTGAAAATATGATTATGAACACAGCACATCTGATTGATGCCTCAATGAAAAACCATGCCGCACAGATGGCCGTGAAAAACATGGAGCGGATCGGGCTCGCGCAAAAGGCATCCAAGAAGATGAAGTCGGTCCTTATTCCAATGTCACAGATGAAAAAGATGCTGGCTGCCGAGGGCATTGATCCTTCGACCGTCAGTAAGGACATGATTAGCGGGCTACGGAAGATGTGGAGCATCCAGAATCCAACAGACCCCAACGTCATACGGGTAATGGAAGAGGGGAAGGCTGCGTACTACACGGTAGAAGACCGCATGTTGCATACCGCCTTGTCAAATATAAACGGCAATGAGTTTGGTCGATGGATGAAGGCGTTCACTGTTCCGAAGCACTGGCTAACAACAGGTGTCACGATCACGCCCGGTTTTCAGTTTGCAAACTTCGCCAGAGATACGCTACACGCGTTCGTTATATCCAGAGACAAGATGACACCCGTATTAAGCGCCTTCACTTCCGGAAAGAAAGCGTTTACACGGCACGACGACTATTGGGCAATGCTTGCGGCCGGTGGTGGTTTCCATAACGGATATATCAACGCAAACGATCCAGGAAAGACCGCAAAGGTTATCAAGGCGGAAATGCGCAAGTCTGGATATAAAGATTCGATCATAGACTCGCCCAAGCGTGCTTTTGACAGGTGGCTGGATATCAGTAACGCAGTTGAGAACACGAACAGGATGGCTGTGTTCGATGCTGCCAGAAAAGCAGGGAAAAGCGATCTTGCTGCATCGTTTGAGGGCAAGGACTTTATGGACTTCTCAATGACAGGTTCCGGTACAATATACAGGTTCCTTGCTCAGACAGTCCCTTTCTTCAATGCCAGGGTACAGGGCATGTACCGGCTCGCTCGGGGTGCACATGAGAATCCGAAGGCGTTTGTCGCAAAAGGTTCAATGATTGCGCTGGCGTCCATTGCTTATGCTCTTTTGAATGGCGATGACGACAGATATAAAGACTTAACCGAAGTTGATAAGGATCTGTATTGGCATTTCTGGACTAGCGATGGCGATAATGCCGCGCACATCCGTGTCCCCAAGCCGTTCGAGGTGGGCCTCTTGTTCGGAACAATACCGGAACGCATGGTTGAGGCCATAAACAGTAATGAAAGCGATGCTGGCAGACGGTTCATGAAGCGAATCGGCTGGAACATTGTCAACACCCTGCAAGTGAACCCAATACCGCAAACATTAAAGCCAATCGCAGAGCTATGGGCTGATAAGGATACGTTCACCGGACGCTCCATTGTCGGCCTGGCCGGTCAATACAAGGTTCCGGAGGCGCAGTATTCCATCTATACCCACGATTCAATGATTGCACTTGGTAAAGAGTTCGGGTTATCGCCAGCCAAGGTTGAACATCTGATTGGTGGGTACTTCGGCCCGGTTGGTGATTGGATTATGACCGTTGGTGATCTGGCAGTACAGTCCATGTCAGACTTCCCGGCTAAACCAACGATGCGCCTGGACGACTACCCGGTAATTGGTCGATTCGTGAAATCTTCGCCGCCAAGGTCAAGCCGGTACTCAAAAGAGTTTTGGGACTTGTTCGAGAAAGCGCAGGCAGCATACAACACGGTCAACGCATACCGGAAAGAGGGCGGCGACATAAAAGGGTTCGTCGATGACAACCGGGAAGCGCTAATCGATCACCAGCAGGGCAAGGCGGCAAAGAGAAGGGTTAGCGCGATCAATAAAATGATCCGCGCCGTTCACCGTTCACGCACATTGACCCCGGAACAGAAACGCAAACGCCTGGATGCGCTCTCTGTGCAGAAAATCGCAGCATACAAAGCCGGTGTTCAGGCAATGAAAAGCGACAACAAATAGACCCCGGCAATAATGACTGCCGGAACAATGGTGATGTATCCCCACAGGTCGTACTTGTCTACCAGGTAGCCAAACAGAAACAGCACAGCAAGAAACGCGAACGTAGCAAGATGCTCTTGTGGAGACATTCCGAAAATCATTGCCTCATGATATAACGCCATAATAAATACTCAACGGCGGGAATATGGCATGGCGAACACCTTGGAATCTGGCATAGTGTGAAATGGTTTGTTTCACACTGATAGTAAGAAAATGGTGGGCGATGCAGGGTTCGAACCTGCGACCCCTGCCGTGTGAAGGCAGGATGCAGTTTTGTAAGTTGTTGATATTAAAGGGTTCATATCAGTTTAATGTGACAGAATGTGACACGAAAAGCCTGCAAAATACCCCATTTTGACCCCTGTATTTCACACTCATTTCACACTCTTTTTCCGCCCATCGAGGACAGCCAAAGCATCACGTAATTTCACTGGCGAAAGATGGGCATACCGCTCTGTCATTTTGATGGTGGAGTGGCCCAGTATGTCTCTGACGATATACAAATCGATGCCGGACTGAACCAACCAGGCAGCCGATGTGTGTCGCAAATCATGTATGTGGAAATCTTCAATTTTGGCACGCTTACATGCTGTTGCAAAAGACCTCTTAACACTCCCGACTTTTTTCTTGTTGTGAAAGAATACATAGGGTGAATCATTCGCCAGTGCTTTCAGGCTTTTCAATGCCGTTACATTGATCGGAACATATCTGCGTTTACCGGCCTTGGTGTGCTCGCTTTCAAGCATGATATATCCCTGCTTTATATTTACACGATCCCATTCGAGATTAAGTAATTCACCAGAGCGGCAGCCGGTATGAAGTGCAAGGATAATGAAATGTTTAAGGTATGGTGCCTGTGCTGATTTGGATGCTTCCTTGATAAGTTTCCGCGCTTGTTTCCGTGTTAGCCAGCGTAATCTACCCTCCGGCTCTTTCAGTCGCTTGATTGGATTTGGCAGACTCATTCCGTAAACAGAATTGGCGTGATTTATTGCGGCAGACAATAACCCGATTTCACGATTGATCGTTGCTGGTTTTACATCTTTCTTTCTGGATTTGATATATCGCTCTATGGCTGCGTTGTTCAGCCCTGCAAGGTCGAAGCCTGTCCAGTGTGGTCGCAAACGCCTGACTGCGTATATATGTCGCTCATTGGGCTTGTCTTGAAGATATTTAAGCATGACTTCATCGAAAAGGGCTGTGTTTATCCGGGATGATGTTTCAATGCGCCATTGCGCTAGGACTTGACGGGCTTCCTGTTCGCCAACGCACTTAGTTGATCGGCGATAATGGTTGCCTTGATCGTCTGACCATGCCGCCCACCAGAATTTTGAGCGTTTTCTCCTATAGAGCCCCTGCATTCTCCCCCTGCCAATTCCCGAAGCGCAGCCGTTGGAATACGGACACTGCGCCCGATACGCTGGCACGCTAGTCGCCCTGAATCAATGAGACGGCGTACAGTGCGCGGTGAAACGCTCAGAGCTTCAGCAGCATCAGGGATGGTAAGGAGTAGTTTTTCCATAAGTTCTAGCATTCACCTACAAACACATCAGTAGTAAGCATCTTAACATCTGCCTCCATCATTCATCTATATCCACATCATTGAGCCTAAGCACCTCATCCAAGATGTTTTCTTGAGTAGGCTCCTTTATCGACCACAAAGAAACTTCAATATAATCGTCCGTAACCCTTTTATAAGGTGTTCTGATAGTCATAACTTCCGGAAACTTGAGCAGGATTTCAGCAAATTGGGCTAGGCCAAGTGCTTCATTAGAATAGGGGATGTATAGTTGGGTGCTTTCTGCTGTAATATGACACCCCATTATATCTGCAAATTTCAATGATTTCTCTTTCTCATTCATCTTTCACCTCCATTACAGCATGTCTGATGCACTCAGTTCTGGATTCATAAATATCAGACTCCCATCCATTTATTGCATTTTCTGCTACCCATCCTTGTGCTGGAAAGTCAGGGTGCGTGTGAAAAATGCATACTCCATACCTCTCCCATAACACCGTGACAACAGCATCACGAGTGGCTGGGTCGGAGAGGGTGAACACACGTTCTTCCACATCACATGCCTTATCTCCGTCGTTAGGATTAAGTGATACTGGCGGGTATGCAATGAACACTACCCCAACACCACGCACCTGCATTATATGCGGCCTGTATCCCAACATCTTCGCCGCTTTCATATCTGATTCAAGTTCAAAGTTCATTCTTTATACACCCCTTGCCTTTATCATCATATCAGCATACCTGTAGGCTAATGTAGAATCTCCATCGGGATCAAATCCTTGAAAGTACATACTAGTGGTATCAGTAGATGCCAGTATTCCTTGCAGTGCGTGTGATGCAAATGTATCTCTTACGGTGCTCTTTTTAGATTTTCGTTCTCTTATTTTATTAATGCACTTCATATCATCCATCCCTCGATAATATACGGGCCATCCAACGCAGCCAGTGCGGCTTCCAGTTCTTCTTTTGTCGCTTCTGATACGATCCGTAAGTCACTCATTGTTCTGCCTCATTGTCTTTCATAAGAATTAGTTTTGAACACCGTTGGCAAACTCCGTGGATTTGATTCTTTTCATTCAGAGTAAAATACAGATTCGGCTGTTCGTGTATGCCACCAAGACGATGGCCAAACAAATGACATATAATCCGTGTTGTTATAGAGTATCTGGATTTAACCCTGCGTAACCGTTTGCGTGAATCGGAATAATCAATCATTTCAACTCCTTTTAGAAATCCATCTGCTCAGCGAACCCGTCGGCTATATGGCTAGCTATAGCCCTTGCAGCTTTCGCCCAATCACTTTGAATTTTTTTAGACCTGTCATAAAACTCAAAGTGGTTATCTTTAGGGTAACCGTGGTATGCATTAAACGCTATCCGTGCAAAATATAATTCTGTTGATTCCATTTCATTTCTCCTTATTTGGTCGCAAAGGTGGGCTTTGAACCCACGCAAGGTAGTCATAACCCTTTACATCTAGGGTAAGGGTCAAAAAGGAATATCGTCATCCACCGGCACATCACCAAAATCAGGGGCATTGGCAAACGGATCAGTTTGTTTTCCACCTGCTTGATTGGCTTGATCAGCTGCTCCTGGATGATGCTCGGCAGGATTGCTTCCTCCGCGATCCGGGAATGAGTTTGCTTCATGGCCGGCCTGGTTGCTGTTTTGTGGTCCGCCCCCGAGCATTTTCATTTCGTTGGCGCGAATTTCCGTGGTGTACTGATCCAGCCCTTCTTTGTTTGTCCATTTCCGCGTTTCGATTTTACCTTCAATATAAATCTTTGAGCCCTTGCCCAGATACTGGTTGGCTATTTCACCCAGGCGACCCCACATGACAACACGGTGCCACTCGGTTTTTTCGACCTTCTCGCCAGCCTTGTTCTTAAACTTTTCGGTGGTGGCCAGGCGCAGATTACACACGCATGCGCCATCTTGCGTGAACCTAGCGTCCGGATCAGCCCCTAAATTTCCTATTAGCATTACCTTATTAAGCATCTTATAACTCCCGTTTTTTTTGATTTTTCAGCGATCCGTCGTTGTTCCGGCCTTTCCATGAGCGGCTGCACTATTCCCAGCCAAAACAGAAGTCATCACATTCAATCGGCATCAAGCTTGTTCGCTCTGCCACCTCCATTCTGCGCCTTTCGGCAACATACGAGTGCATTTCCTCATCATGTTTTTTGCACCTAAATGCCTTGACGGAAAATGACGGGCCATATTCTGTTTCAACATCCTCCGGAGTATCATCAAGAAATTTACAGCCCCAGCATGCATGTTGATTCGCAGGGTTTTTGCTGCAGTATTTCTCATGGCGAACAGCGGCATGCTTCATTTTATAGTATTTCCGACAGAACTCGCATTCGTAAATTGTAGCCCGCAACTCTTTCATACCGCCCCCTGGGTGAACCTTGTTTTTATTGTCGTCTTACTCCCCATGTTAAAAAACCAACCCCGGCAGTGGAGGGAGGGGAGGGGTTCTGCCGGGGCTGGAACTGGTTAAGCAGCTATTGCCGCTGTGTGTGATCCATTTTCCCACGCAATGCGTGTGATGCGGTGTGCAAACTCTTCAATGTCCTCATTGTCGGCAGGCCGCATTGCACTACCCTCCGTTCGCCACCAGCGGTCAAAGGGAGATTCAGCCTTAGACTTCACCGTCTCTACGCTGGATGTCTTTTCGCGCATCGGCTTTACAACCACCTTTGTTGCTGTTTCTGATTGCTCTGCGGCCACTTCCGCAAGGTTCTCAGCGTTTCGGCGCTTTGCGTTCGCAATCGTTGCTTCCGCCGCCTGTTTGGCGGCCTGCCGTTCCTGTTCGGCCTTTGCTTTGGCAGCCTCTTCCTTCCGGATTCGTTCGCGCTCTGCTTCAATACGTTTAGCTTCAGCTTGCTTGTAGTCTGCAACCCTGGCTTTAATCGTTGCAGTGAAGTCATCGCTGCTTTTAAGGCATAATGTTTGCAAGTCGGTGAACAGGAAGCGATGCTGTGGTGCAAGTTCCTGCATTGTTTTAATATTCTGTTCAATCATGTCTGCGCTTTTATCCGCGATAATCTTCGCGTTCGCAAGCTCTGTATTTACCGCGTTATGCAATGACTCAATGGTTCGTTTGTTTTTAATCGCCCCTGTAAAATCTGCTGCAACTTCCGGGATAGAGACAGCGCTTCCGATGCGTTTGGATAATTTTCGCAGGTGCGAATCAAGCTCTAGGTTGGCGGCACGGACAATCTCTTCGCGGATAACCTGTTTGCGCGACTTCACCCGTTTATCCAGCGCCAATCGCTTCGTTCGCATTTCAGCTTTCAGATCGTCGATGGTGGAAAACAGGTCGGCAATGTCGGCTGTCTGTGATAATGCCGCCTTCTTTACTGCTTCCAGTTCCTTTTCTGTTTTTGCACAGAATTTAACCAGCGCATCTGCATCAGCAAAGTCCTGATCCGTTTGCAAATCGGTATTGATCGAGCGAATGAAGTTCAGCGCATAGGCTTTGTAATCGTCCAGGTTCGACTTTGTAACGCCGCCGGAAATCTGAACATTCAACGCCGGCAGGCTTTCCACTGCTGCTGCTACCGGCTCGGCTTCCACTTCCGGCACTTCGTATGATTCAAGGTCGGATTGAAACTGCTTCCATCCTGCAATAATCTTTTTGCGCAGTTCCGGGTTGGACTCATACCAGCAGTGCAATTCTTGCTCACCATCGTAGCCCATGAACAGCGCCTTTTCTGCACAGGTAATGAGCATCATCTGTTCCATCTGCGGATGGTATGATTCAGGGATTGAACCAGGCAGGGCTTCGCGCA